AGCCATATAAATGTTATACTCACACTTATCTAAATTAAATTCTAATCTGTCAACACAAAACATTTGGCCATTGTATATAACAGTTGTTTTGACAGACGGAATATGCTCTATGTTTTTTGTAACAAGGAGCGCGGAATTACGGTAATTTCCATATTGCATTTTATAAAAATTCGCTATCATAATAAACTATCTTTACGCTTATAGTATTTTTGTTTGCCATATAATGAAAAATTCTTAGTAGACGCTATAGCTTCCCATTCAGGCATTGACCTAATAATTTCATTAATCTCTCTCGTATTATACCTAGACATATCATTCTTTTCTTTGCTAAGGCACTCACACCATATTTCAGCGATGCATACAAAGTCTTTTTGTACTGTACCGTTTTTAGACAACGGGTCTTCAAGCCAACGTCTTCTGTCGTACAAGTCCATCTTATCCCAGTCATCTGGAAATTTAGTATTAAGATATTCTTCAATAATACCTCTACGCTCATCTGTCTCTGAATGTTTGTGCTGCTCAATCTTAGCGATTATGTCTTCGTCACCAACAAGATATAAAGGCTCTTTTGCTAAATATAGCTGATACGCCTCAGCCCATATTTGGTCTACTTCATCTTGAGTAAGATCATCTATAACAGATTTTGTAACGTATTCTGGCCTTACATCTATAGGCATAAAGCGCCGGTTTCCTGTCGGGTCGCGTAAAAAGTCTTTATTGTTAGTAGTACCAAAGAACACACACTGCCTTTTGTATGTTTCCACTGTTCTACCATACGCTGGCCTGAACATATCTTCTCTTTTTGATATATAATGCTTAATTGATTCTACTTCTGCTTTCTTAAGACCTGAAAGCTCTGCCATTTCAATTAGCCATGCTCCTTGTATCTGCTCAAATGATTCCTTGCCCTGCACAGTCGTGAATGTATCTGAGAACCATTCCATGCCGAGCTTTTTAACGAAAGTACTTTTATACGTTCCTTGCTCTCCGACCAATATGAGTAATGTGTCGAATTTAACTCCGGGTTCAAAAACTCTGGCGACTGCAGCACAGAGCATTTTTCTAATGGCAGCTCTAGTATAGGCATTGTCTTCAGCCCCAAAATAATCGATTAACAGTGTATTGACTCTAGGTATACTATCCCATTCTTGTTCCAGCAAGTACTTTCTTATAGGATGAAACTTCTTCTTTTCAAACTCAAGCGCAAGTGTGTCATCAACCTTTTGGCTCGATACAATACCATAAACACACTCAATATAATTACGCACACCGGAATAATCAACATCACGAAAAGGATCAATAGTGTCAATTTTACGCCAAGGTAACGAACGTGTAACATATCTTTTATTATCAAAAATATTTAACTTAAATACATCTTTTAAAAACTGATCATGTTGAATTATTATGTTCAAGTTGTTGGCTGAATTGTCATATTCGCCTTTTGTATTAGCATCAAGCTCTTCTGTCCATGAAGTATCATAGTCTTCAGGAACTTCTGCTTTTGCTTCTTCTGCAAACTCGAATTTAGCTTCAGCAAACTTTTCTTCAGCGATATGCTTTTTTGTTGTAGAGTCTTTAGAGGCAAATTCTTCCATTGCCTTAAAGCTCTTTTTATCTTTGTCTTCTTTTTCTTTGCCTGTATCTAAATGGCCAAATTTATGTATGCGGACTAAGTCAAATGCATTACATAATCTGCCTCCTGCTGGGTCTGTTCCATGATGGGAATATGCAAATTTATCATCATAGACTATTAAGCCCGCAGCCGTAGAGCCATTTATATACGTATATCGCCCTTCTCCAGCTGGTGTATATACATCTGAAAGAAAAGTCTCAATAGCTTCTTGTATAGTATAAGTACGGCAGAAAACACCAATTATGCCTTTTTTATCTTCTGGGTCTTCTTGCTTTTTAATAGCTTGCGTTATTACATCTGTGCTATCTGTAGCAGTTGGCCATTCGCTTGTGTCATGCCAATCATTATATAGCTCAAGGATATAATCAGCTTCAAGAAAAGGTCCGTCTTGAAACTCAAAGTAGTATTCCATATCTGATGATACAGACGGCCAGAACATAAGTCTATTTACATCAAAAGTTGACTGGTCAAACAAATCAATGTTTAAGTCTCCTGCGACTTTTCTAGCAATAGCTTGATATTCTTCTTGCGATACTTCTCTATCGAGCGGAATTATCAATCTATGCCGTGGCTTTTCAGGACACGACTTGTGAGTTGAATGTATAGCCGCAGCACACCCGAATAGCATTGTAAAATCCCACCAAAAATTTTCATGAGAAAAGTCAATATCCAATGTAATTAACTGGCGATAAAGCACATTTGCTTTATCACGTCTACCATTTGTAAGAAAGCCACCTACAAATCCTCCTACATCTTTTATCTTACTTTGTTCTTCTTTTGTAGCATTTATAAACCGCTTATATGTTTCAGTGGTTACTACAGGAGTAGCTAATTTTTGGACTAATCCACTCCAAGTAATTTTGGTATTTTTCCATATTTTACTTGAGACATTTAGCCCTATAGCTATGCTCAAATTCTCATCATATTTCAATTTATCTACTTGCATAATACGCGTAAATAATATATAAGCACACCATAATCATATTTTAGTCTTTTAAGTAGAATGGTGTTATATACCCATCTGCTTTTAGTGGAAAATCTGAAGCCCAATGAGGCACTTTTTCCATAGCTTTAATCATACTGCTATAATGCTCTTTAGCATTTTCAAGAGGTATTTCTGCTATAGCTTCATCATGCACATGCATAGCTATTTCAAAACCTTCTTCTTGCATATTAAGCATGGAATTCCCAAGTAAATCACGAGCAATAGCTTGAACTATATTCTCTGTAAGTTTACCACCGTATGTATCAATCTCACCCCATTGCTTGGTTTCTTGTACAACTCCCTGATAGCATAATACTTTTGTCGGCATTGTAGAACGGCCTATTTTCTTATCTTTGAATTTAGGCCCATAATAGAATAGTTGTCTACTGGAAGGTAGTTTGATTGTCATGAATTTTCCATCACAATCGAATACTATATTTCTACATGTGCATGATACTGGCCTTTGGTATCTAACAGCTTCTTTTGAGGCTTCATCTATCTCTTTCCACATATCTACAATAGCAGGATTAGCCATACGCCATTTGCGCACCAGACTCATCATTTCTGTATCAGATAACCCCATGCGTTCTCCACCCATTCGCTTAAGAGCTCCTAATGAACCTTCATACCCGAGTGCTAGCTCTGAAATTTTAGATTTGTCACGCAGTACTGAACCTTTAGTAATCGCGGATATTGGCACATTAAACATCTTAGAGCCGGTGGCTTCATAAATTTTGCCATCGCCTTTAAACACATCCATACGCCACTTTTCATTAGCAAGCCAAGAAATTACGCGGGCCTCAATAGCTGAAAAGTCAGCGACTGCAAATGTTTTATGCTCAGGAGCTATTAAAGCTGTTCTTACTAGCTGGGATAAAATATCAGACACATCGTCATATAGCATTTCTACAGATTCCCAATCGCGAGCTCTAACTAGTTCACGCGGTATTTCTATATGTGATATGTGGTTCTTTGACAGATTCTGCAATTGCAATAGCCTACCCGCCCATCGCCCAGTTCTATTTGCGCCATAAAATTGAAATAAGCCTCTACACCTATTATCTTTCATGGCACAGTTGAGCATTGCATAATACTTTTTGATGGAAGTCTTTGACAGCTTTTTGCGTATATTAAGCAACTCTATTACATCTGGGTAGTCAGCAAACTCTTTAAATAAATCTGGCATTGTTTCCTTAGAAAGAGATAATACTACACTGCCTGTTTTCTTCTCGACCCATTGTCTTATCTGAGTTGGTGAATTTGGATTTTCGAGTCCTGTTAGCTGCTGAGCATGTTGAGTTAACATAGAAGTATATGTATTATCTACGTCAATAGCAGACTTTGCTAATTCCATATCTACAAGAATGCCCCTGTCATTTATATTCTGATCAAGAACATACATTTTATGTTCTATTTCAGGAATGATATATGCCTTTAAACTATTAAATATCTCACGCTCTGCAAGTACATCATACTTGTTATATTCCTTATACATTTCCCACTTTTCAGGAGCATGTTCAGGATAATTTCGAGTGCGCATACCATTAACTCGAGTTGCTTTGCATGGGCATGAGAAGTATTTAATAAGTGCTTTACCAGTATCTAGTTTTTTATCAGTAAGATTAAGAGCTTTTGATACTCCGTCCAAAGAAAGTGGTAAACCACAATATGCAGCTTTTACAGAAGTACAATACCACTGCTCTGCTGGAACATCATATCCTACGCGCTTAAAACACAAGCGCTCAAATACAGCGTTGTGCGCCACCTTTACGCAATCCGGGTCAAGCAAAGCTTCTTCAAGCTCTTCAGGCATTTCTTCGCCTTGAGCTAAGTCTACTATTTTTACCGGGCTATCATCTAAAGCATATCCTATTATAAGAATTTCAAAATCTGGCGACTCTATATACTTATAAGCTCCAGACTCTTTAATATCTACAGATGAATATGTTTCAACGTCTATAAAAAGATTTTCTGCCATTATTGTTTTATTTATTATTTATAATAGTGGGATAGACGGGAGTCGAACCCGCAAGTGAACGCCCATACCTCGCCCTGTTTTACCAGTTAAACTTACTATCCCATAAAAGAGGCCCGGACTAATTAGTCCGGACCTATCCAGGCGTAAACAAATGCCTCCGATATTACATCATATCGTCATCCTGAACAGCATTCTCTCCACCGAAATCTTCTTCAGCTGTTGAGCCACCGGCCAACATCTCTCCATCTTCGAGCTTCTGAAGGTTGTTCAATCCAGCAGCAATGCCTTTGGATGAAACACTGAAAGCATAGAAGTTAATTGAAGCGCGGCCATAACAACCAGAGTAGAACTCGTCTCTGCTCATGATTGGGTTGAGTGAGCGGTCCACAATGCTCGGCTGACGCATCGAGTTTGCATTGATGAAATAGTGGCCCTCAAATGCAGGGTCATCCGGGCGCTCTTCATCGCCATCACGCAGAGGCAATTTGAGATTTGCTGGGATACGGCCGTTCTTATCTGCGAGTTTTGCCTTACCTGCTCCCTTTGCAGCTTCTATAGCTTTCTTGATTTTATCAATAGTAGCCGTATCGCTCTTAGGAATAAGAACGCATATATTGTACTTAGGAGTATCGCCCTCATTCATAGCTGTGGGCTCGAACACGTTTACATAACAAAATCTTACTTTGCCAGTTACTACCTTAGTTGAATTTACTTGATTACTCATTTTCTTTAATTTTTAAGTTGTTATTATTCTTTAAAATCTAATTGCGCTTGAGTATATCCCATTGCTGGTCTCTTGTCCTCAAGCGGTACAAGAGTAGGTTTGCCTTGTGGCTTAATAACCACATCCGAGAGTATTTCCTCAAAACGCTTTTTACCTACTAACTTCTCAATAGAAGTAATTGGTTTAAGCTTCATATTGAAAATCTCATCCTCTGAAAGTTCAGGGCAACGTGCAAAAATTGCATTAGAAGCTTGATCTTCATCAGCCCATTTGCGCCGACTGATTCCTTCGACCAATTTAAGTCCTGGCCATTGCTTATTCTCGTTGATTGCTTTAGTTTGTGCGTATTCTGCTATTGAATTAGCCCACTCTATTAACTTAGGTGTGCGTTTAACTATATCAGCAATCTCATCGTCTGTTAATAACTCTGGATCTGCGAATTCATGTCGTGCGATTTCGAGTTGTTGCTCATAAAGCTTACGACATTGATTACGCACAGCACAAAATCTGCACCAATCCCCAGCATTAAGATCTCCTTTGCCCTCAAAAGCGAGTTCAGCTCTTGGTCTAAGTTCTTCTTCTGCCCATCTGTGTAGTTCTTCAACAGATATTTGCCAACTTGATATATTGTTAATACGAGGTTGCACAATAGTCAATCGTATTTCCGTTATATCATACATAGTGTCATATTTCTGCAAAGCCCCAAGCCCATAAAGCATAAGTTGCTTATTCCACTCAGCATACACTGGAACACCTTTTCCATATTTCAAGTCAATGACTTCCATAAGATCATCGTTGATAATAACACAGTCGGCTGTTCCAAAGCTTTCAGGCACATATTCTGTCAAATCGAGTTTCTGCTCGATTTCCATAACAGCTAACGGATTTTCAGTTCTTGCTTCAGCTAATTGCTCTGAGCAATAATCCGTATAGATAGGCACGACTTCAAGCATTTCCTCGCTGAACAAATCGTTCATCATTATCTCTTCGAGCCTTTGATCAAAATCCTGCTCGTTAACGCTGCCTAGCGTATCTTTTCTCAGGTAGAGCTCTGAGAGCTCATGAGCTAATGTACCTTCTTCTGCATATACCGAAGACTTCTTTTCTCCGTATTCATCTTCAAGCTTGGCAGACGGAGTACAATTCAGCCATCTTCCTGCTCCAGAAGCCGAAAGAAGTGCATGACTTCTTTGGCTATGCTTCTGCGGTTTAGTACTACTTACCATTTGACTTATATGTTTCTGCCAGTTTTGTTAGTCCATAGCAACAACGAATATAAAGCATTGGATTTTCTCTACGAAACTTCTGAGCCATCTTTTGCAACTTCTTTGTACTTGACATAATTACAGTGATTCTAAGAAGTTATACATTTCGTCATATTTAGCCGGGTCAAGCTTTGTCACACTCGGGGCTCCAAGCTCATTGAGTTTCTGCTTAATCTCGTCACGATGCTCATTGACTTTTTCTGCGAGCATGCCGCGAACATCCTCAATGTTCTTAGAGGCAGAAGAAGCAGCCGGAGCAGCAGGTGCTGAAGGTGCAGGTTTGGCAGCGCTTTGAGTCTGAGCAGGTGCTGCAGGCTGGGTAGTAGGTTTTGCAGGAGCTGGCTTTGCTGGTGCGGCAGGAGCAGCCGGAGTGGGCTTGGCAGCCGGAGCAGCAGGTGCTGAAGGAGCAATAGCATTACCAAACAATGACTTAATGAAATTCTGCGTATTTTCAGACAGGTTTACGCTAACCTCAACAGAAATTTTAATCGTTTCCATTTTCGTAATTTTTAATAAAGTTATCTAAATAGTTAATAAACTCGCTTACTGTCATATCTGGTACGTTTGAGAGCTTCTGATGAATAAGTTCATTGTTCTTATATATAGATACGTACACGCCTTTATAATTCAGTTTTACTTTGTATTCACCTTTAAGCATTGTCAGGCATCCGTCTTCAGATGAACCTTTCCAAGTATTTGCTGAAAACAAGTCAGTTACTAACACGCCAATATGATTGGCCAATCGCTCTAGCTGTATAACATCCAAATTGGCTTCGCCTTTTAACACGCGGTCAAAGGCTTGTTTCGGATATTTAACAGTAGGAAATAACACCTTTGCTAAATCTTCTGTATTTAGCTTGTAGTGCTCAATAACATTACCTATATTAAATTGTTGCTCCATATTTTGGTGATTTTTATTATCTTATTTTTGATATGCAAATATACAAATTATTCTCGATAGAAAAAATTTATTTCATTAATTTTGAGAATTTATTTTGTTAAAAATATTTAAGCGGCAATTTTAGTAGGAGGGCTTGAAATTGCCGTAAACAAAGAAACAATAGAAACAATCTCCCCTATTATTTCAAACTTAATTTCTTAATTTCCGATTAACATTAATGTTAATAAGAAATACCAGCTTTTACTACGAGAAGATTTAATGAAATTATTGTTTATTTGTTTACAGCATATATAAGTAATTGATTTTGAGCACTTTAGGCGTAAACAATGGATTGTTTATATTGTTTCTATTGTTTACCGTTTATGCTTATGTAATCCACATTAACTATAGAAGTGGCTGGATTTTGGCTTACGACGTCTACTTGCCTACTTTTTACTTTATTGGTTTTCCATAAAAATCCCAAAAAGCGCTTATGCTTCACTGTTTCTACTATTTTAAGTGACTCCCTATTAGATATTTGCAACTCTACAGTATTTCTTTTTAGGTCAACACATCCTGCCGCATCAGTCCATTTTGATTTGTAATTAAAGCATTTAAGTGTATCAACTGTATTCGTCGTAGTATCAATTCTTATGGAGTCACTCAGCTTTGCAGAAAGTAAGTTTATTGTTTCTGTCTGAGACGATATAACTCTTTGTAAGTCTGATTTGCTTACTTTAAGCTGCTCAATTAGTTTCAAATCCTGCTTTCTGTATTTCCTATATTCAGAAAGTGAAAGCTGAAGCTCTGTTACTTTAGCAGCATTAAGGCTATCAGATACTTTATAGAGTTGGCTTTGTGCTATTATAGACTCTTTTTCTGAAAGCAATACTTCCTGATTGCTTTTAAGCCTACTGTTTTCTTCTTTTAGGCTTTTAATCCTAATTCCTGCTATTACTATAAGTAGAATAGCAACAGCGATTATTCCTATTTTTATGATTATCTTTTTCATGCTCAATTTATTCTCGCATATTCTCGCATAATTTTAATTTCTTGTTTATAATTACTTATCTTTAATATAAAAACCATTCTCGTAATAATTTCTTATGTGCGAGAATGGTTTTTATACACTTCAGAGATCTTTATACTCGTACTTAGCATCAAAGCTGGGGCATGCCTTAGCTGCAAATTCTCTATGCCCATGGATAGTAGCATTTGGGTATTTTACCTTTAAGATTTTCAATGTTTCGAGTAAAGATCGCTTTTGAGCCTCAGTGCGCGTATCTTTAGGAGTTTTACCGTCTTTAGCAACACCTCCTACATAGCATACTCCTATAGAGTTCGCATTTTGGCCTGAACAGTGTGCTCCAACTACACTTTCATCTCTGCCTCTGTGAACAGAGCCATCGAGCTCAATCACGTAGTGGTAACCAATATCTTTCCAGTGATTACCGCTCACATGCCAATCTCGTATGGTCTCTGTTTTGACATCCTGCCCTTCAGGAGTAGCAGAGCAATGGACTATGATTTTATTTATCTTTCTCATACTTTACCTTGTGCGATAAGTTCATAAAATAATTCAGCTAAATAGCCACCTCCTTGTTGCAAGCATTGCTCATCAATGCTTTTCAAAATTTTAGCTGTGTCAGACAAATCAATTGAGGCATGCTCATCTGTAAAAATATCACCTTGCTTATCTTTTACAGTAACTGAGAAGTTAGCGGGTAAAGAAACATAGCCTACGTCCTTTTTGGCTTCAAGCATTAAGCGATTCATCTTTTGTAGATTAACCGTCAATTTTGTTTTGTCTGAACCTACAGACCATTCTCCGTTTCCTGCCTGACTTATTTCTGTAAAATCAGCGGCTGGAGAAAAGGTAAGCTCTGAATTGCTTACGAAATCTTCAAGAGTATTATATTTTGCAAAATCTATGATAATCCAAGGCAGACTAGATTTACTTGCTTCATAATCATATTGCTTACGATACTCTTCACTTACATACTTATTGTATTCGTATTCATTGCGAACTACGCTGATACTAATTCCTTGCAGTTTCATTTATATTTCTCATTTAGTGCTAATAATTGGTTTATTTTATTTAATATCTCATGGCCCTGCTCAGTAGTTGTAGCTTGCACAATCTGTTTAACTATATCAGGTACTTCTGCAGCATGAGCTTTTTTACGTTTACTATTTTCAACTACAGATTTACCTTCAATGTATATAATAGCGACAGTGCATAGAATTGTGGCGAATGGAACTATATAGAATGATAACAAGCTCCCAAGTATATCAAACATAAGAGCAAAAAGCATCAGCCTTACATAATCACCGATTTTTGTGATTGTTTTACGAAACCCATGTGACATTAATTTTTGGTCAAGTGCTTTTGCTGTTGTTGTTCCACTCCAGAAATCTACTATACTACTTAGTACCATGAAAAGCCAGCAGGCCAAAATAATACAAACTCTAACGGCTATGAAAAATATAAACCCATCAAAGTTTTTGGTTTCAATTAGTTCTAGCATGGCTATATGAATTTTTCCCAGTCCAATTTGATTGCTTTCCCTATTGCGTCAGCAGTCCATCTACAAAAAATCATGCCATCATACCCATCAGGGTCATTTGCTATTTTATAAGCAGAAGCTAAAACTTGTTCTGCACTTGCCTTCTGAGCTTCAACCTCACTTGCCAACCCAGGTTTTTCTGTTGCTAAAACGAGATGCCCAGCATAAGTAACTGAATGGTTTTCAGGAATAGTATATGTTGCTATTTTCCCATTAGCCTCTATAGTGACATCAACTACCATCTCAGTTTTACAGGTTTTCTGGTTCATTTCCAATCTAGGAAATGATACCTGAGTAGCTTTGCCTTGAATAATATCAAACTCCTGTGTATCTAGAATATACACAGGATAATTCTGTTTTATGTCTTTAAGCAATATCATATAGCTTATCTTCTTAAGTTGTTAATAAAATAGGGTACTCAGAAAAGTATAAAACTTTCCTAAGTACCCTTGATTTCAATTAGGCTGCAGGCGCAGCAATAGAAACAGTCAAAGAACTATTAATAGCATAGCAATTGGATTTTCCGCATACTATTTTAATAAGTCCTTGAGTCATACCGACTTGAGTAATAACAACAGATGCAGGAAGTGTCATTACACCTTGGAATGCAACCACAAATCGCTCATTGATTACTTGTGTTTCTGCCCGACATTTGCAAGCATTAGGAGTAACAATAGTGATTGTTGCTACAATAGGTACAAAAACCGTAGTTCCATTGAGAACTGGCGTTTCGTTCCTGTAAGTAACAGTTGCGAATGGTTGATTAGTAGAAGTTGCGCAAACGCAACGACACAATTTCTCCTTAAATGTGGCCAAGAATGAAACTTGGTTTGCCACAGGAGCAGCGGCTAAGCCTACTGGTGGTAATGTAACCATAATCTTTATAGTTTAATGGTTAAACAATAAAACTAATTTATACATAAGTACCTCTCTAGAAAAGGTACAAAACACAAATTTTAAGATAGATGCATATAGATAATAGCTAGCTGGCTAGCCTCTATATCATTGGCGTCCAAGAGTTTCTCAAGGTTTGGGGTATCAAGCTTCTCCAGCTCTATGCCTGCATCCTCATTAAGGATCTTCTCGATAAAATCATTTATCTCTTTGTTGTAGCTATCGATGGCAGAGGACACTTCTTTCAACTCCTCTGCAGACATAGTAGGCTTACCACCAGTATTCACAGAGTCATTGTATTCTCGAGCCTTTTTTGTCAACTCATCAAAACCTTCAGGTTTTAATTTCTCAATAGCTTCCTTCACATCAGACTCATATGCCTCAGACACTGGGCGCAAACTTCTAAGGTTGTTAAGTACAATCATCTTTGAGGATGACACCATGCCGGTCAGCTTGCATCCGTTCAACACCTTGTATAATTCAATGGCTTCTTTCTTTTTCATGATCTATGTTTTTTTATATTATAATTCAACTTGTAAGCCCGGTCGCATCGAAATAACACGACTGGAAAAATAATTAATCCATCGTTACTGATACTTGATTCTCGATAGCATCGATGTATTTCAAGATCTCACTGCTTACTTGCAGAGCAGTAAATGTGCTATCATTTACATTGACGCTCAATCCCCCAAATCTGATGTAGTTATAGCTTCCGATATAACCGGCTTGCTTGTTATAAACCTGTCCGTTCGCCTCGGATACCTTGTTCTCGCTCGTTATCGTAACACGGCTCTCCTTGATATCAAGAGTTTCTCCAATACCATTGATGATTTTTGTTACGCTCTCTGTCTTTACTTCTTGTAATGTCATAATCTTTAGTTTTTAAAATGTTTATTCATAAAAAAATGTTACAACTATATGCGTTCCTTGTGAGTTATACATCCTATTCTGGTCAAAATAAAAAGACTCCGTATCCCCGACATGATATACAGATAACATAGGAGGTCTTTCTGTAGGCTTAAAAGCAGATGTTACGTTTATAGTCTCCAATATGGAATTATCAGTGTTGCTTACTTTCTCATATCTTAGTCTAACAAGTCTTCTGTTGTCAGCGCTTATACCACCTAGCCCTGTGTATGTACCATTGACATGATTTTCACTTATGACATCGGTTAAACGGAAAGCATGCGCAAAGTTTTCTATATACACATCGGCTATATATGCTGGAGAAGCATCCGCGACAGTAATAGATAGCTCTCCGAATACAGGCAATACCCCAAGCATATTAAAATCAACCGTTGACGTGCCTATACCTGCGGCAGTGCCTAAAGCCATTTTAATAGTATATTTTTTAGTATATGTACTTGTAGTATTTATCGTCAATGGAATTTTTCCCATACTCATGAGCGAATTACGGGTTATTGCCTTGACTTCTGATCTAGAATATATAGAACTCCCATCATATACAAAAAGTTGGCACCCATTTACCCCGCTAATCTTAGACCAATCGTAATCGCCAAGATTGGCTTTGAGCTCTATATCTGTGTTTATAGGCAACGTACCGTGCCGTACAAACGTCTTTTTTATATTTGGCATTATCGGGATTGAAGCGTCGGTGTTGTGCCCCCTGAAGCCCCCAAGACTAAAAATATATTTATTAGAGGAATCTCTTTTTAGCTCAAAGCGTACAGGCTTAGATGAGCTATCAACCAATTTCCACTGGCCCGGGGAATTATTGCACCATATATTCCAATACGGGTAAGAAGAAGGTAAACCTTCAGAATCAATAATATTTCTTCCATGGACTTGCGTGTAGCCATTTTCTACTATCTCAAAAGCATACCCGCCTTTACCACCAGATTTTGCCTTGGCACATAATGTACCAAGATCAGTGCTTGGGCAATTTATTGCATTTCGCACCATCATTATCGATATATCGTTATTCGGTAATGTAGCCATTTTACGCCGCTTTTAAATTGTTCAACTCTTCTCTTAACTCTTTCACCTCTTCTTCAAGGTCTGCTATACGCTTGTCCTTGTCGGTCATCCATGACTTTGTATGGCTGATGAACTTATCCAGCTTAATATTAAGCTCATTGATGCCATTGATTGACACTACAGTAGCCAGCGTAGCGTAATCAACGGTCAATATATCACCATAATCCGGCGTGCTAGCAGTACCTATAACCTCCGGGAATACGTTACGCACCTCTTGGGCGCTAACGCCTATCCTAGTCTTTTTATCACCTATATCAATGCGCTTATGATAGAAAGCGTACAAGTTTTTTATCTTGTCAAGAATGCCAGGTACGTTCATGCCTCGTTCTTTTAAGCGTATATCCGAACCATTGGTGTAGTTACCTGCTACGTACATATTTCCAGATGGAGAGAATGAGCCTTTATTGTTGTTTGATCCTCCAAAACAGAAATATACTATATTATCACCACGCTGCGACAAATAGAAATTGTTTGTACCTCCTTGTAACCCAAATGCAGCCCATGTAGCTTTTACTGTTACATTATTAGTAACAATACCACCATTCCAAGACGGCCCCTGTGGCCCAGTCGGCCCCTGTGGGCCGGTAGCACCTTTAGGCCCCTGTGGCCCGGTAGCTCCTTGCGGCCCGGTAGCTCCTTGCGGCCCCCGGATGTTCCTCGTGGTTGGAGTAGTCGTTGACGTGCTGTTCGTCCAGCTAAGATTACCCCCCGTATCAACCGATGGGTACCAGTATTTAAATGGAGCTGGAGCGTTCCCTGTGGAATATGCCACAACATCACCAGTGGCTCTTATATTTTTGCTAGACGTGAAATTGCTAGTACAATTCAGCGTGTCGCTTGACGTTGTTATGAGCCGGGACGTGTAATCGGATGTACTGTTACCGTAGTGAAAATCGATATATGGTGTGGAATTATTCAACTCGATATATCCTCTGCCAACAAGAGTATTATTGCTGCTACTATTATTACTCGTATTAGCGTCTCCAACATATACGCCTTGCGTAAAATATCCATTTGAGAACCTTCTTGATGAGTAGCCAACACTATAAGAATTATTACTTCTAGGATATATATCATTAGCCGTAATAGCCCCTGCAACTTCCAGTCTATCTACTGGGGTACTAGTGCCTATGCCAACATTCCCATTAGCCGAGATTCGCATTCTTTCATCTAGACTAGTAGACGTTCTAAATCTAATTTCGTAACCAGATAAATAAGTATTAGTTCCTTTTTGCGCATTACCTGAGCCAATAACTAATTCACTGTTTGTGTTAGTATAAAATATTGCCATATCACTTCCATCTGGGTTTTTGGCATATATATTTCTATTGTTACCCATATATATATTACCAGACATAGTTATATTCCCTACTCCAGTCATATTACCGGATACGTTCTGTGTCCCATTGAAGTTTTGGCCCCAAATGGTTCTGGGGGTTTGTAGTTTGGTAGCGCTTGAGGCGCTTGAGGCGTTTCCGATTAATGATCCTTCAAAAATAGATGCTGTTATATGGGAATCTTTAGCATAATTCCCACTATTACCGGATTTTGACAAGGCTATTGGCTCTACATAGTATTCATAACCAGCTGAAGTACCTCCAATATTAGTTCTAGCGTAGTAAATATTTATGCTGTGTATTCCAGCGCTGGAATATATTTTATAGGTAGCGGTTCCACCTCTTAGCCAAAATACGATAATGGATTTGTTATTTCCCCGAACTTCTACTTTTTTCAACAAACTTGCATACGGTTGTAGATTGCATAGTGTAATAAAAAAGTTCGCATTGTCATCCCAAGGCCCTATTCTGCCAATACCTACGTAATTAATACTACTAGTTTTATTACTATGGTTGCCATCCCAATTAGGATTTGATGTTGAACCTAACGATTTACCTATACCTATTGTATATGGGACTCCATTGGCATTAACTGCAACTTCTAAAACTACAGGATAGAATGTGTTATAATCATTTGTTACTGTTATTTCCCTAGACCTAGCAGTACTAGTACGATACCAATCAATTATTGTATTATATAAACTACTTCTATGATACCCATCCAACATATCAGCATTAAGGTTATTACAAAGTGTGGTGGATACCACGTCAATGGGCTTGGTTCCCGTGGCAACCTTGGATATATATCGGCCTGTGTTGTACAGGAACATATTAGGATCACTGCCCTCTAAAATACCCTCCTTGCTTATAGCGATCCCATATCCAGCTAAAAACGTATCATAATACTCATGCCTTAATATCACGTTTTGTGTTGCGTTTTGCGCAGCGGTGAATTTTATACCTGCGGCCTTACTTTTTGCGTCACTAGCAGTTGATTTAAGTATCAATTGACTATTGATCGCATTACATGCTATAGTCAATATCCCAGACATGGTATCCCCTGCTTTCTTCACGTACTTACTGTCTAGTGTAGCAGCGTAATTAGTTGTGGTCAACGCCGTTAAGTCCTTTGTAAACGTTATTATCTTTTTGTCAGAGCTAAGCGTGGCGTTTGTAAGTACATTGCCATTTCCTGTAACTGATATCCCCCCGATAGTACCGGTTCCAGATACTGATATAGTTCCGTCAGCTGATACCGATATGCCAGACCCGATCTTTACAGCCCCAAGAGCGTTCGTCCCGGCTATAGGGCTTACTATATCATAATTACCGGTTGCGTAGGCAACCACGTCACTGGTCGCCAGAACGTTGTCATTAGCGTCAATCTTGACATAATGGCTAGCGTCCTTATAATTGAGATACAGGTTGGACAGCACGGCGTTCGTGCCTGTCACCCCGTTAATCGAGTTACCCCCAGAGAAACGGACCCATTGCGCCGATTTATCCTTGGCCACGTCAAACGTCTTGTCGCTGTTAAGGTGTATAAGGTCGTTGATGCTCGGCACGCCTGTCATCGCCCCGGTAGCTATCCCGCTGGAGTTGAGTTTCTGCCCCCACCATGTGGCGGCGTATAGCTTGTCTCCTTCCAGTACAGTGCCCTTGGCGTTGCCGAACTTCACGGCGAACTGGTTCTGCGTGTCCTCCGTGTTCGGCTGGTTCAGCAATTGCAAGCCCGCTCCAGCGTAATAGATCTTACCCTTGCCGCCGAAATTCGGATCCAGCGACAATAGACCGGTAGCGGAATCAATGATGAGTCCACTATCCTCCTTTATCATAACAGCACCCAACATGTTGTAGCCCGCATGAGGGAGTACAATGTCGTGATCCGAGGTAGCGTAAGCCACGATGTCTCCTATTGATAATATGTGCTTAGCATTCTTAGGAATAAGATAACTATTATCTGGATCTGTATCAACATAGTTCCAATATCTATTAGCTAACTTATTGATAGAAAGCTTCATAGCTTCACCGTATCCTAAGTCTAATGCTAGATAACCGACTTCTGGTAAAGCATCATTTACATATTCATTTAACTCTCTAATTAATTTACCAGCAAATTCTGCTTGTACTGATACTTGAACAGTTCTTGTATACTGCGCTATTACATCCTTGCCAAACATCAAGGGACTGCTCTTTTCATATAATAGCGCATTATTAAAAGTCGTTCCAGATTCAGAAGGACCGTTCAATATATTTGCTATCTTAGTAACTACAGTGTCTGTCTCAAACTCTGCGTCGACTGCTGCAACATCACCGTAGTCTTCCCAATCCACATTGACTGAGAATGATAAAGCTCTATATACTTTTCCATCGCTTGTTATATTTATGTTATCACACATACGAACAAGCCTTAATGCATCACACATAAATTCTGGTGCATTAAAAGTCATGTTGTATACTTTAGAACTGGTTTGCTTTTCTATAAACTTATAACCATCTCTTTCAGTAAGTTCTTCTTCAAAAGGATACGAAGGTTTACCTATTTTAGTGCTAAGATAGCATACAAACTTAAACCCTGAAGTGTAATCTATATGACCACCTTTAAAATAAAGATTGTCGTTATCCCAGTACTCAAGTTTTATATAACAACTAATGTTAGAAACTACTGTAAATACCTCTGAATACCAGGTTTTAGTACCTTGCTTTAATACTATATAGTGTCTGCCCTCGCTTAGTTTTGGGGATATTGTGCTATTCCCCTTATGCATCACTATGCTATAAGCATTGTTATCATCATCCGTATGATTAGTAACCTGTATATCGAGTTTGCCCGTTAAATCTATAGATTTATTACTATTAAGACTCTTTACTACTATACTGGTAACATTTCCTAGTGAGCCTGGAGACACGAATTGAAAGGGAAGAATGCTATTATCCGGAGCTATAAGACCCCAGATACTACCATACACGTATGACTTGCGATGATTCTGTTGATCAATAGAATCATACCAAGCTAATATGTTAAAATTATTGTTAGGTGGCATTGTACAGCAGCTTTTTGTTATTGCGAATATATGTATATAATACGAAAGAAAAAATTAATTTAACTGTTTTTAATAAAAACTACACTTTATTTAGGCTTACTTAATATGGTTACTTTAGCTTGTTTAGATATTAAGTCTATAAGCATTTCAGATATATAGCCGATCCCTAAATCTGTTTTGATCGCACTATATAAATCAGGTATAGTATTTAATATGGAAAATTTTACTTCCTGTGATACACATGCCTTAACACTTATAACTTCAAGTGACGTTAGTTCAGAATAGCTTATATTGTCTCCTGGCATATCAAGCATATAAAACTTTATTAAATAAAACCACGATAGATACCCATTCTGTAAATTAAGCGAATATAATAAGCCACTATCGCTTGAAGTCAATTCAAATTTAATAAATGGTAGTTCCCAATTAGAGCCTACTTTTTTAGCAGCCATGAGAGCGAAACCATCCATCGAGAAATCGGATGGGCTTAAAAGCATATAATCGATATCAGATGTGAAATTACTTACTGATACATCTTCGTTAAGACTCTTATCCACGTAAGTTGATTTTACATCTATGCTAGTACCCTTAAATGCATCAGTCACTGTGTCCATCCAGCTAAATTCATACCTAGATGCCAATTCCTGTTTCACATATGACACCTCAGTTTGTTTATACCCTATATGTTTTAAATTACGTGGGTCTGTCATAGTTGTAAGATCATACTGCACAACTTGATTACCTCCAGTTACGTATGTGCGCCCATTATTATACCAAGAAACATGCTCTATTATAAACTTACCATTTTCTATATGCCAATAGCATCTAAAGCACTGTTCGAGCATATCCATTATACTTTTCAATGACAAAGTAGCTCTTTGGGCTGCTTGATCATATTCTCCTTTTAGTATATTGGATTTAGGTGTAATAAATAGCGTAAATGTATCATATACAATAGGGTTGGGGCTTCCATATAAAAATTTACTATATTCTTCAGTAGCTTCATGCGATATGCCAGGCGCTATTTTAGATAATAAAGCTTTTATTACATCTGATAATTTGAATGCATCTTTAAGCTTATATTTTTTTCTGGTAGATGTATCGATACTATCGTATGCTGTAGAATATATATACCATATAGAAGCATTACTCCATGAATTGTGGCATATAGGAAGTGGAGAACTAAACCCAGTAGATAATGGTATAAACGCACTAGTGAAATAATCTCCATTATCATTTATGCCAAATCTGGTTGGTTGCTTTGACGTTCTAGATGTTGCTACTATAGTATTTGAAGATCTTAAACCTATTACTTTTTTGTAATTATTGCTATTATTAGCTATGTCTTCAAGTGGTATATCGTATGTATTTTTGACATTTCCGGAAGTTATTTCGATAGAATCAACATCACATAACAGCCTTTGGTATATGCTACGTGCCATAGCATATTTAGGTTTAAATGCTACTGTTTCAGATTGAGTACCATTTGAGCTGTCCCATTTATAGAAATTAATTTCATTACCTATATAAAAAGGAGTCGTGCTATCAAATAATGGTTCCCAAAATTCGCCTTCTAGCTTTATAATATTAGTAACCGGCTCAGACCTATATATAGCAACATTTGACGCATTATATAGATAGTATCTACCTTTTTTGTCATTGTCTTTCTTATACTGCAAATAGTACAGATTCTCATTGTGTATTTTACCAGATACACCATCAGGATTAACTGCAGCATATACCCCATTCACTCCAGATGCTACGCCTGTTATATTTACTTCTGATATACCACCGTAAGGCTCAAAATAGTATTTTTCCATCAGCTCCTTGGCGTCGCTTACTATCTCGTTCACGTCTTGCTCCCAGTATGTTCCGCCTACGAAGTTAGTTACAGTAGAGCTACCAGCTATATACACCTGTATGCATGCGCGTTTATATAGATAAAGAGGTGTAATGACTGGTGGTATCTCTAGGAGCTCATATTCATTCTCATAATTATCAACGATGTTAGAATAGCTATCGATTGGAGAAATTTTTGGCTCACACATCTTAAAACTAACATCGAATTTACAATCAGTTTTACTAAATGTGCCTCTGAAAAATTCTCTCTTTTTGCCTGATACTTCTTCTTCAATTATTAATGTAAACTTTGTGTTAATATTCGAATTATATATTAACTCAAAATTCTGGCCAAAAAACTGTATTTTACCTTCAAGTGTCTCTCTGAAAAACCTTTTGCCATTTTCAAATGCATACTTCTTTTTCAGATTCTTAAAATGAGGTGATACTTCAGTTATATCATACCCGGTAACCGTATCGCGCCTTATCTTGAATATATACTTATTTACTTTCATGAGCGTATAATTTTAGTTAGATTACCATTTCTTATAATAGTTCTACCTTGGCCATCTACAAATATCTTTTCGCCATTCTGCTTTATTATCTTATCAAGACTACTTTCGATCTTGTGCAGATCAGCGTTTGACTGATTTATGAATATATCGGCGTCAGCATCTCTATTAAAAGCATTGGCATATTTATCTTCAAATATCCCTTTGTTTAAGCTGTTAATAACGTCTGGTAATATCTTACGGTATTTCCTTGTCTTATTCTTGTTAATGATAGCAAGGGCTTCTCCACCTTCAGCTTTCATCCTGTGTTTCTTTTTATTCTTTACACCTAAGTCAATATCGTTGCCAGATGCATGAGATCCTCCTTCCAAAAACTCGAGACCACCTTCGCCATATTCATCTGATTGACTTGCTGTTACTTGCTTAGCTTTAACTTTAGCTGTAGCGAACGAAGTCCACATTGTAGCTATAGCGGCTAATGCAAGTGCTGGGCCAACAATAGGGATTGAAGAAAATGAGCTCCATAAATTAGCGGATGCAGTAATAAGTGAAGATGCCTGAGTAATGCTATTCAATGATTCTTGACGTCTTTGGGCTGCTTCAAGCATTTTTTGCTTTTCTTGTTGATTTTTCTTTTCTTGTTCAAGCTCTTTTCTAGCGGTTGCTACATTATTAGCATAACCATTATTACGAGCCTCAATTTCAGCGTCATAGGCTTTTTGCGCGGCTTCTACTCTAGCCTCAGCTGCTTCTACAATCTGCTTAGACATTTCAACCTCGGCATCAACAATGGATTGAAGTTGTTCTATTACTATGTTTACTGCATCTTTTAAAGCATCAACTTGATTATCATCAAAACCGAGTTTCTCAAGCAGAGTGCCACCTAAACCTTTTTTACCAATATTTTTAATAAAATCATTGAGCTCTGACAATTCACGATCTATACCTTTAACGGTAGCTTTGGCAGCATCGATCTGAGCTTGACTCCAATCTAATCCACCAGCTTCTGCTAAACGTATTTGTTCTTGCCATCTAGCTTTTTCTTGCTCAAGTTTGAATCTGGTTATCTCAGTTTCGCTGCGCTTAACTTCATTAAATATAGCTTCATCAAGAGCTTGTTGCTCATCAAAACTTGACATGCTAAAACTACCAACAGCAATAGCTTTTTGTTTATCAAAAGATGTGTTTATAGCACTTGTAGGTTGCCTTTTAGCTTCTGGCAACTGAGCATTCTTAAGTAATGCTATTTGTCTTTCAACATCTAATCGTTTTAAAGAATTGCTGAGTTCTTCATAAGAGCCTTTTTTAGATACTTCGCCTTCTAACTCTAATAACTCTAACAGCTGTTCAGCTTTTTGTATTTCTACATCTATATTAAGCAAATCTAGGCTTAAAGTTAAGCCTTTTTGCTTATTCTCTATAGCGTTTTCTATATCCTCTAATGCTTTAATAGCCGTTTCTTTTTGACTTTCTGTAAGCTCTTTATATTTTTCATCTTGACCTTTTAATATTTTTTGGATTCTGGCGTATTTATCATTTAAATCAGCTATTTCTTGATTAAATGATGCGAACGCTTCAGCTCTGCGCTTCTTATTTTCATCTCTCTCTATCTCCGTGCGACTCTTTTGATATGCTTTTTCAGCTGCTAAAGCAAGAGTATTCAGTCTATCATCAGCATCTCTCGGTGTGCGTTTTTTATCTTTTTTATGAGATTCTTTTAAACCGATTTCTTTAAATAGAGCATCTGCTTGATCTTCATAAAATTTCCATACGTTGAAATAACTTTCAACTTCTTGCTCAAGAGATTTTGCGTCTTTTTGCAGGCTTTCTACATTTCTCTGCCTTTGCTTTTTTAACCTAGTTTCAAGTGACAAATCAGAATCTGGCCCAGAGATACCGCCCCATAAGGCTTTAAAATAATTCATAGTTTTATCAAAAAAGCCGTATTCACGCACTTTCTCTGTCTCGGCCTTATTCTCTGCAGCTAATAATTTTTGGTATTGCTGAGATACAATATTCAACGCAGCTTCTGCTTTAGCTCTTGCTTTATATGCAGCTACAACAGATTCTGTGTTTTCTACGAAAGCATTATTAGCGTCATTTATGTTATCTATGGTGATTCCTAGTTTGCCAAATTCCTTTTCATTATCCTTAATCCACTGTGTTTGTGCTTTTATGTTATCACCTAAATCTCTCCAATTTTCAGATAACCTTCTTAGCACAGCTATTTGCTGACCGTATGCACCAGTTGAGCCTTTTCCTAATTCACTGCTTAAATCTTCTAATGCATCTTCAAAAGATTTTGCGGCGTCTCTACCTGCTAATGTTTTGTCAATCCATGTGATAATTTCTTTACCGTACATAGAAAACACGGTAAGTAGCACAACAAGTGCAGTATTCCAGCCAAACAAAGCTTTAACTATTGAACCTGTTACACTTATTTGCTTTTTTCCTTCTGCAGCTAATAGCTCATTTTGTCTTCTTAGTCTTTTAATTTCATCGACCACCATAGGTATATTATTCGATATACCTAAGAAAAAAGTATTAAGTGATACAGCTGCAGCAGGTAATTCTCGTACTACTTGAGAAATAGAAATACCTAAACCATCCCATGTTTTTTGGTAATGGCCTACAGATAATCTATAATTACCTGTTGCTTCTTGCAATTTTATCATCTGTTGATAAATTGCATTTGTCTCAGTTTCAAGTTTTTTACCAGAGTCAGCAGCTTCTCTTTCGGCGGCGGACATTTGGTTAAGTCGTATTTTATTCAATGCATATTGAGCTGAAAGCCTATTATAAGAGCCTTCTGCAGAATTAGCAATTGTGGCTTGTAGTTGAGCAATTTGATTTGCCTCTCGTATCTGGGTTGAATAGAGTTTAAGCTGCTTGTTTTCTTCTGATTGGGCATAGGCGAGTTTCTCTTGAGCCTGAGTTAATGGGTCTACTGTAGCTTTCTGCTGTTTTCTAGCAGAAGTAAGTTCAGCAATCTTAGCTTTCAGCTCGATTAATCTTTTGCCTTCATCAGATTGCAAGTAAGCTAGCCTCTGCTCTGCTTTTTCTACCTCAGATAAGGTTTGGATATGAGGTTTCATTTGGTCATCAAGAGCCTTAATCTGATTTTTCAAATTAAGAATATCGTTGAGCAACTGTTGCCCCATTTCACTATCTGCCCTTTCAGCTGCAGTTAAAGATTTATATAACTCGACTGTCTGCTTCAAATCAGACTTAAGACGATCATAAGAAGATATGGCTTGCTGTATATAGCGCTGCTGTTCTACAGTTGCTTTATTAGCATCTGAAGTTTGTGCTTTAAGCCAAGCAATTTGCCTACCCGTATCAGATAAAGCTAATTTAAGCTCATTTTGAGCTCTTTCAAGCCTTGATGTAGATACTGTTGCTTCATCAATAGCCTTACGCCCTTCACTTGTGGCCCCACTAGCTGATTTGAGTGAGTGTACAATCCTATCGGCTCCTGCCCTAATAGCGTTCACCATTGTCTCGTATGACTGGTTGAGCTCGCCGAGTTGTTTGACAAGTTTTTCAATCGAGTCATCTGGCTCAATTATATCGCTATATTTTATTTTATCATCTTCAGCCATGATTATCTCATTTTATGCCGTTTAACACTCTTACTTTCTGCCTCTAATTGCTGTTTTATATTATCAACAGCATTATAGAATTGAAGTACTGTCATCTTTTTAGCATCCATGCTTGTCTTTTGGGCTATTAAAAGGCAAGTACTTTCAAATTGCTTATCATATTTTATTTCAACAGATTCACTCCCTGTATACGATTTTGGGGAATGCATATTAAGCATTACTATATCTATGGTTTCTATTTGCTCAGAATTATCTGTGCCATTTATCATAGAATCTAATACAAAAAGTGTTCTCTGCTTCAACTTATCATACGCATCTTTTTCCTTTGGACTTACAAAATCTCCCGGAAAGTATATTTCAAGTTCGGTTGTTACTTTTTTTTTAAGCCAAACTAAAAAGTCTATAATCTTTGAATGCTTTATTTCTTTAAGTTTAGCCAATACGTTTTTAAGCCCATCATCTGATAAGTCATTAACCTCTTCGCCATCTATGCTATGAATAAGAGCTGCAAAAGCTAAGTATTTAGGTGAAATTTCGCTATTAACCATATACATGCTTTGCCTCATATTCTGCAACTCCTGCAAAGCTTTTTTAGCATTATTGCTTTTAATGAACTTAGCGATACGGGCTATATGGGCATCAATGTCATCAACGTCTGAGCCGATTCCAGAGTCTATAAGCAAATACTTATTGTATTTCTGGAAATTTATGATAGGCATCTCATCTATGCTATCATAAACCCTCACTGTTTTCTTATTTACTGTAAGATTCTTCATAATAAAATTCGCGTTATAGGGGTTGACGCTATAGGGATAAATATAATACTCATCTCGTTAAAGATAATAGCGAGAATAATAGCGAGAATAAGCGACGTCCAAAAACTTAAGCAAAAATCGCACTCGAATAATTGAGAGATAAGCTTAGGAGCCTCAGCGACTATTTTGTCACGTATGCCAAGCCTTTCAGCGAGTAAAATAGCAAATGCAGCTGATGAAGATATGTATATCAAAGCCGAAAACATTGTTATAAAATATACCGTTGACATAATTCTCTAGTTGTTAAAGTAAATTCAATCCGTATTCCTGCATAAGGGTACATAAAGAATTGTTTATCAATATCTTGTATGCCCTCTCCTTTATAAGCATAGTTATTATAAACTTTCTCTATCGAATAACCTTCGTATATATTCTCAAAGCGCTCATATATATCATCTATAGTAAGCTTACCTGTTGTGGTAATAAGACCTGGAGTAGTTAATACCCGCATGATCTCATCTTTTACTTCTTCTGTATGCATAACCGTTTCATCTTCATAGATACTACTAAGGTCATACCAAAATATAATAGCCCCGCTGAAAGTATATTGAGGTAATGATTGAACTACTTCAGTAATCCTTTGTGGGTCATAGATATCAAACCATGAAAAGTTACCGAAGTTGTCGTTCGGTAAAAGTGATACATACTCTCCGTTGCCATTGTATACTGCTGGATATACAAATTTATTACCATCTGGCCTATGCTCTACGAGTTTATAAGCCCTGCCAAATGCGTAATTAAGCCACTTAAGCTTATTCATAAGTGACTTTTGCATATCCTGTAATATCTTGTCAAGCAATACAGGATCTTTTTTAAACCGTATTTGCACTGAATTTTCTTTCATTTCCTTATTGCTCGTTTTAATCGTTTTGTTAATTCTTTTCTTACATGTGAGCGGATTATTCTCGTAAAGTTTTTATCTGTTAAACGAAAAATCTCTTCACCATATTTCTCAATGAGCTCAGGAGTTTTTTCGTCACTAGCAGTCACGTAAAAACCTTCTGAATCAAATACTACAAACATAGATTTGTGAAAATCACCTGTATCTCGCAATGTGACTCTTGTAGTAGGTTGCCCTTTTCTCTTTTTTATCTGTATAGTTTTAGGTTTATATGGCATATAGCTCATTATCTTTTCACCTCTACCGTTAATACCGCGACGATACAGCTGATCATCCGCTATGGCTGATACTATCACGTCTTCTTTATCACGTATAATACCCTCCAATAGCATAGGCAAGCTATCTTTAAAGTTTCGTAACCTATACTCCAGATTACGAAGTGTCGCGTTGTATCGTTTTACAGCCATATTTACACAATTCTATATTTTATACCATTATTTTTGCATGGTAAACACACTCTGTCAATCCCAGAAGTACTTAGCTTAATAGCCTTAAAAGCTATATCTAGCTGATAGCTTAAACCTGACTTTTTCACAGAAGAAGAGTCGCCATCCACTTCGTATAATATATCGGGCCTAGAAGCATTGATTGAATGCCTGTTTGTTCTCACATTAGAGTTGTACGCGAATTCACGCAACATATCTATTGCTACCTGCTTAGCTATGACATCTTGAAACATCATTCTCTGCTCAACTATAAAGTCTGTAATATCACAGCTTACAGTAACTTCTAAATTCAACCCATAGTTATTATCATATGTATATTGATTATTCTCAACATCCCATAGATGTAAACTCTCATCTTCTATGTCTGTAAGCTCTTCATTCACATAAAATGGGTGAATCTCGAGGTATTTAGACCATGCCATCCAAGCGAGCAATTCTCTACGTGAGCATGACCCGCATGGCTCTTTTGACCAGTCTTTATTTTTTCTAATAGCTTGACTTCCTTCTGGAAGCTCAGATTGAGAATAGCATAAATACCAACTTCCTCCTGCATCAATGTCTTCACTTTGATACGGTAAATAGAGGTCATCGATAGTAAACCATTCAGCACTATTATCTCGTGTCTTTGTCAGTTTTATAGTTCTGATCGGCTCATACATACTTGAATGCATAAGATACAAAGTATATTCTCCAGCTTTAGTGAACTGAAGACATATCTTATTTATTTTTGTAGTTACGCCTTTTGCCCGTATAGGTACAATCTCGAAGCCGACTAAGTTTTTCTTATTCTTTACAGTATCTACTAATCTACCTGTCCCGTCAAACAGAGTACGACTTTCGCATAATGGCTTGTTTGTTCCTTCTGCTGTTTTTTCATTACAGTATCTAGTAATAGCTTTTTGAATACTTGCTTTTGTTTTACCCTCAAGCCATTCTGAGAATGGATTAGTCTCTACCCAATATTCAGAGTTATAAGGAGGTACAAGTTGTTTCTGCTCGTCTCTATTTGTTTCACGTATTAGCTTATATGTTTTGCCCTTATAGGCTACTATATTTCCTTTGCTAAATTCCTTATTCTCATACTCTGGAAAAGTAATATTTTTAAAATCCGGAGCAATACATGACATATTCTGCAAAGTCAGCAAAGGATGAATCTGCTGAAAATATAGGCCACTTTCACTCACGGTTAAAGCATCAGATATTTTTAGGTCTGATGTGTCATAATTCTGCTCCCACCCAATAAGATGTAACAGCTTTTCTTGTATATCACAGGCTCTAACCATAATTCTTAATTTAAATGAAAAATAGGAGGCCACTATCGCCAGTGGCTCAGTGTACCTCCTACCAAAGCTAATAACAACCTAACGATCTGCTATCGATTTATCATCCCCCAGCACCCACGGCTTTAGTGTTTACAGGGCTGTCTTCAGAGTTGACAACAACGACAGGCTTAGCGTAAACTGCATTTTCGCTTGATATATTGAATGACAGAATAGGACTTGCCAATGTAGTAGGTGAGCTGTTATATGCTGTCAAGAAGGCTATATCAACAGCAAAGCCATAGTGCTCTTTGCGAGTGCGATTCATATCAGCGGTAGCAGCCCCCGCGATAGCACTGTAGTCACCTACAGAATCATAGAAGTATGTGCCAACAGGCATGTTCAACAAAGGCAGAGTAGCAATACCCCACTCATGACCATCACCGGAAACAGTTCCGAGCAAGCAATCACGCTCGAAACGGGTCAACATTCCAAGAGAGCCGGCATTTACAGCATAACCTTGAGCATATTTGCCACTGTTAGCTGCAATATTGTTCGTCAAGTGAACAATCTTTGTACCAAACTCATTTTGCTTGTTCACATCGTTATAAAGGCCATGTTGCTGTAACTTACGCATGATAGACTCAACGCCAGGATCACCAATAATATGCAACTGACCATAGAAGTCATTTGCCCCCATCATAACCTCAAGATCACCGAATACGTTTTCACGCTCAGACCACTTTGCGTTTATGGCATTAGAAGAGAAGTTATACAGCAGCTTGTTCTTCAAAATCTGTGTTTTGTTAGCGGCAAGAGCAGCAAGAGCAGTTGCATCAAGCTTTTTCGCAAAAGCATAGATGTACTTCATCATCTTGGTCTCGAAGTCTTTCTGGATGCCAATCTCATTATTCATATACATCGCCGGAGCGATAGTGAATCCCCATGCGTAAGTGGCAAATGTGATTTGAACCATCTTAGAAGTATTTTCACTATCGGCAATCTCCAATGTGCGGGTACTACCGATAGTAATATCAGCATCATAGTTGATTACTGGAGTTTCCAATACATTACCAATAGAAGTTCTTGCTTTTTGCTTTAACTCCTCAGTAAGAATGCCAGTAGGGTCTTCGGATTGCACCATAAAAGCATTTAGCGCACCGTACCTACTGGGGCGATATTCAAACTTATCAAAGTTAGAATTCGCACGGATGTTCTGGATACGTGTTAAAACTAGACTCATAACTTTTAAAGTTTTTTAATTGTTAATACTTACGCTATTGTGGTGCATTACCCTTTTACGCCTCATAGCATTTTTTATTCTTTATACTTTTTCGTATGTTTTCTCGAAAATATCAGGTTTACATGGATAAAACTCACCATTTACACCTTTAATAATATAATCACCTACACTTGCTCGCATTGTACCTTCTAAAGTTTCAATAGGAATATAAGGATTATTTTTATCCTCATAATTTACATGTGCTCCTCCCATAAACTCAGAAAGCTCACAAATTCTTTCAGCTGTGTCTTCAAATTGAATTGCTTCAATTATTACTGGTTTCTTTTTATACTTCATAACTTATTTTTTATCTAATAGGCAAACTCGCCACGTTATTTTCAGTTCTCAATCGCATTGACTGGCCTGAGAATTCTTGCGAGTCACGTGTTAAACCATTTGCAAGCAGATGCGCCTCGATAGCTTTATCAGCCTCAACTTGGCTCTTAATACCTGACAGATCAAGTGTTCCACCTGTTCCGCCTGAGCCGGATCCAAAGCCTCCTGTTCCACCACCTGCCTGCTGACGGCCTATGTCTACCACATCTTTAAGCGATGTCTCCATTACAAGTTCCTGTAATGTATAAGGATTAAGGTTGTTCTTCGGGTTGTTAAGGATATTACCATCCGCACCGCGAATAACAAGCTTCTTTCCTCCTTGGCCATCTTCTACAAACTCAGGAGTGCCTTTTGCAAGGACTTCTGCTTTTGCAGCATTGAGCAGTGTCTTCTGAATAGGCTCAGTAATACCACTCTTAAACTTAAGACCAACTGTAGCAGCTTGAAAAGCATAATCTACGTGTGTATCTTTAATAGCCTTATCAAACTCTGCTTTTTTGGTATTGAACTCAGTTTCTTTTGTTTGAAGTTGAGTCTGAAGTTGAGTCACTTGGGCTTTAGCGTCTTTTAACTGTTGCTTCAAAGCCTCATCCCCAGCTCCTTTTTCAAGCTTAGACTGGAGCTCTGCAACCTGTGCCTGAGCAGAAGTAAGCTGAGTTTGAATTGTTTTCGCAGATTCTGCTTTAGTTTTGTACTCACCGAGCACACGTTTAGCATAGTCATAACTCTTTTCACCGTCTTTCTTTTTAATACCTGTGATATTAAGAATATCAGTATCATATTGGCCATGCAATGCGCCAATCTTAGTGCCTATAATGGTGTTCTCATCATTTCTTGACATTTCAGCAATCGCATTCAGCTGGTTATCAGTAAGACCTGCTAAATCTGAGCTCTGCCGTAGCATCTCAATTGTTAACATATAGCTTTGTTTTTATTGTTGATTACTTTTGTACTAACTCTGCAGCATCTCCATACGGGTCATGCAAGACTGCCATAATGGTATAGCCGAGACCTTTATATGCTTTCTTGAAAAGCTGCCATTCTGCAAATGTGAACATCTGAGTAAACACCGGTGACTCTTCTTTACCTGTCATTGGGTTAAACCTACGACCACGCACAATCGACAGATGCACCATTTTTTCAGTGCCAGGCTTAATAACGTATTCATTTTTAGTAGTTGAAGTAGCTTCTTTTTGCTTTTCTTCAATAATATCATCAACATCCACTAGGAAAAGAACTACCTCATCAAGCTCTTCCTGTAAATCCCTTGTCCAATCTTTTCCACCTTTAGCCTTAGCAGCTTCTAGTTCTGCTTTACGCTCTACAGCCTTTTTCTTGTAAGACTTAATATCTTCAAGGCTGAGCGCCTGTAATTGCTGAAGTCCCAATTTCTGTAACATATTCCAAAAGTTTTTTACTTATAATATCTATTTTTTCTCTCATTGGCTTATTTGAAGCAAACTCAATTATGTTAATATTCTCACGCTCAAATTTTTCAACTAAAGTATTAAAATTTATTTTAAGCTTTACTAGGTTTTCATTTAATAACTCTTTTTCATACAATTTTAACACTTCATCCAATGTTTTATGTGGATACGGCTCCAATTGCTTTAAGATAAGCATTCTCTGAAGTACTAAAGGATTATTGCGATATTCAACTTCAAGAATTTGTTGCGATATAGCATCTAGTTCAGAGTTAGACGCACCATTTTCCTTTGCTTGTTTATACTTAGAATATAGCTCTGTTACTGTGAAAACATAAAACTCTGTACCCCAGCTTACAGAAGATGATATGAAAGCATCTCCATATCTGAGTTTGCAAATAGTATCTTCAACAAACTTCTGTGCCAATTCAAAATTGGTCTTTAATGCGCTGAGAGCTGAAGTTTTGCTTTCAAAGTTAGCAGTTACTTGAGTCTCGTTAATAGCTTCTTTTTCGCTTACAGTCCCACCCGAACCAACAACAGAAATTACGATTTCATTTTTAAGCCTTACACATTCATTGACATTATAGTCAAGTGAATCTTTATCAATAGTAGTTATCTGAACAGGATTACGCATATCTGCGACACCTTCAGATTGATTTGGCACGGGAACTTCTAAGAATGAACCAGGGCCAGCTATGCGCTTTTCGCTACAGCAAGGACATTTTTCGACTGTTCCATCATTGAGAATCTTGTACTCACCTTTCGCGTTACGTAGAAAACCTCCGTCACAGTAATCACCAGTCTCATTATTCTCAAAGTTACAATCAGCCTCATAGGCACTATATATAGGATAAGGTGCGTACAAGTCTAAATGCTGCTTTGAAATGGAGAAGAACAAATACCAATCAAGGTTTGACAGCTCTTTTGTGATTGGATTTTTCTTAAGATCTTTGTTTTTCTCGTTGAGTTGTATTGACCAAAAAAATCGAGCCGGGCAATATTTTAAATCATGCTTTGCCTCTGAAATAAGAGACTGAATTTCATTCTTCTTGTTTAGCTGATATACTCTTATAAAAGTATCATCAAATACAGCTATTCGGTTTTCTGGCTGTTTGAAAATAAGCCACTCAAATTGATTTTCATCGAGTTTAGAAGTCTGATAATCAATTACTGCATCAATCTCAAGCCAATAAAAATAAGGTTCAGGCCGAGCGGATGATTGTATTTGAGGAAGGTCTACTACCAAAATACTATTTGGAGATACCTGCATTCTTTTCCATCCAATCGTTTTCCATATTTCTGGCTCATTGAGGTTATTCTTTTTATATTGAGACCAATCCTCTGCAAGCTCTGAATCTGTAAACTGATATGAACTTGATGAGTTACGGCTATAGAAAACTCTTTCAAGTTCTCTATAGACGTCCTCAACTACAGCAGGTGTAGGCAATGGAAACTTAAACAAATGAAGGAATATATTATATTTGTCCTTCGGAAGCAACTGTCTTACCCAATCAAGAAATATAGTCATAGGTTGGTTAATATCAGATACAGCGATATTCGTCTCAGTATGAAACCTAAGACGGCGCTGCATGTTTACAGCTTTCTGAATAGTCTGACGTTTAGTCGGCTTTTGCAGAATTTGCTTTATCTGATTTAACTCTAAGGCCATTTTCTTCGTCGTAAGTATAATTGCTATCTTTAGGTAATTCCCATCCACCGTTTAATGCTGCACCCATGTCAAGTAAACGTTCTGCGTGTTGAATGCCAAATTCTTGTGTCATACCATACTTGGGCACGGTCAATGTTACTGTTTGTTCTTTTTTCTTTCTCATGGCTGAATTTTTTTATTCACCGCCTCATCCTGCTGAAGGAGCATTAACCCAATCAGTAAGAGGATTGAAGTCAAGTGATTCACGCTTAATAATGTAGAATTTGTCACTCCAGTTAGGATTGAATGACCATTCAATGGTATTGCTGTCCGGCTCTTCAAAACCACCAAGCTTCTTGTCACCAACAAAGAACTTACCGATAGGAATTGGGAAATATGCCGTAGGTTCATCATGGTCATCTACCAAACAGCCAATATTGCCATTTTCATCAATCAGCCAAACGCCAATCTCTTCGCACATGTACTGTTTCAACTGTGCAATTGTCTTCTGACTTTCCTGATAGATAGTGGCAGAGAATGTTGTCGGCTCACGGCCGATTGTAATCTCAATACCCCCAAGTGTTTGATTACCTCCACCGAATGTGCGAGCTGCACCAGGCTCAGAAGTAGGCCCTTGGATATACGGAGAAACTGTCATTTTAGACCCATCCGCAGCAGAAAACAAGGTAGAAAACGATGCTTTCTTAGTCGGGTCAGTGACAGAGTTCTTCGTTCCAGCTGTCTTATAGATACGCTGAAATGCAACTTTTTGAACTTGCCCCATACTCTCCTTGCATTCAGCAATCTCAAGGTCGGCGATATGAGCACCGGCAGGGCATCCACAATTTAATCCCATAATTTATTTATGTTTTAATGTTAATACTACCGAGCAGTTACCCCTTAACTTGCATCGAATTACCTGTATTTGCTTCGAATTGACTTCTCCACAGTGTAAAGATACTAAATTTATTTATAAGTCATATAGTATTTAACATTTTTTTATAGAGGTATTTTTTATCTCATATTCTCGCATTGTGTTCATTCAAAGCTTATGTTTTAATCGTCTTTATATAGCAAAAAGCCTAGAAATTGCGAGAATAATGCGAGAATTTAATCTTTTATCACCTTATAACCTCTTTTTTTGGAAAAATTCATCCATTACATAATAACTGCACTTATTTCTGCCGTTAATTATGGCTTTATCTTTTTTAGCACACCATCTTGTAACTTTAGGTGCTCCAGCGTAATATAGCCATTTATTATGTAAACAGCTTGCACAACACATGTTTGCCTTAACCCCCATTCGGACTTATCATCTTTTCCATACTAGTTTCTTAAGTGTATTTTTTTATGTCCACCTTTTCTTGCATGCATTTCATATACTCCTGTTAAGCAATCTGGAGCATCATCATGCTGGTTTCTCTTCTTATTATCTTTACGATACGACATAAGAGCCTTATAAAACTTAGGCCATTTCCTCTCCCAGCCCTCTGGAAACAAAATATCACTTTGAACATTAGCAGAAGCTGTATAAATACGCGCCTTTTTGTTCTCTGTCTGTGTAAATGTTTTAATAGCACATCTAAAATTACGCAAATCAACTCTTAATATGCGCTTTACATTACGTGAATAGCCACGGCCTCCATTATTTGACTCGATTAAGGCCTCAACCGTGCCATTTTTGGTCAACATTTCGGCCTGTTTTGGCTCTGTGACCTCCATAGGTGCATCCGTAAACAAAATATCAGTTATATAGCAGTATTCAGGCGTATTTATAAAGCAGATTGAGCACAAATCATCAGCTCCAGTGTCAGCTGTATCAGTATAATTCCACTTTTGAAGTGCTTTTGTGCCTGTTGGAAGCTCTTCTATCTTATAGGTTCTAAATCCTTCATACATAAGACCCTCTTTTGGTGTTGGATCCTGCATATACTGCGTATCGAATACAAGTGGATTTATCTCACGCATCTTATAAAGCTCTTCAAGCGTATGCTTCATTGGCCAAAGTGCATGTTCTTCTCCAGTTTCTGGGTCTACTTGTATAACTGGAAGTGATAAAACAGTCCATTCGTCCGGCTCTATCTCTTGCAAATAGCCACAAAGGTCATGTTCATGCAGCCTTTGCATTATTATAATGATTGGAGTATTACGCGAGTTAGTACGGTTACGAATTGTGTTCTCAAATCGCATGTTAATACGCTCACGGACAATATCTGACTCAGCATCTTCTGGCTTAATTGGGTCATCGATTACAATCGCGCCTTGGAAAATGTTTGCTGTAGCTCCTATCATATCAAGCATCTCATTCGTATGGTCATCGAATGTGAATATATCATTGCCTCCATCCATTTTATCAATATCTGGGTCAATATCCACATTACCGGCTCCGAAACCTGTTACTTGACCTTGAGTTGATACTGCATAAAGCTCGCCTCCGGCCTTGGTTTTCCATCTTTTAGCCGAACCTTTCTCAGATGCAAGAGCCGAATTAGAAAAAAGAGTCTTATAAAGTTCTTCCTGCATGATATTTCTGATTGTTTCAGAATTATCATTCACAAGTATATCTGAATAAGATAGATGCAAAAATCGGCACTTAGGATTTAAGGCAAAACACCAACTTATAAATGATTTGATAACAAGCTCGGTTTTACCATATCGAGGAGCAATGTTAATTATAAGCCGTTTGCATCTGCCATCGACAACATCCTGTAACGCCTTAAACATCTTCTTATGATGCTCTGCAACTATGAATGAACGATGGTACTGAGCCTTAAACATTGCTTTGGTATATTTCTCAAAAGAAGTCAGCAATTCAAGCTGAAGAAGCTCCTTAGGATTTACGGTTCCGCCCTTAGTCGCATCTAAAGCTCTTTCCTGCATTGTTTTTAATGAGTCCATAAGTTTCTATATGAATGGTAAAGTACGTACGCGTTCTTTATTTAATTAAAGTATCTCTTATTACTATATAAGCCTCTCGTGATATTGGCACATTAGGAATAATGCCTGTTTGGAGCTGTTGCTGCTCTGGTAGATTAAGTTGCATTTGGCCTTTTCCAAATACACGGTCCCAAAGCTTCTCAACTGTTTCTATGTTACCAAGTTTTGCGTCATCTTGCAAACGCTTTATAACTGTCTTGATAACAATTGGTATTTTTTTATTACTATATAGAGCCGCCAACTGTGCTTCATTGCACGTTAACAAACAAGCCAATAAATTAGCAGTGTCTTGCTTTGTAAGCTGAACACTTAAATTGATATTAAGGCTAGTAAGAAGCTTTGTTATCTCAGGTCTTGATGCTCCTTGTAGCTGAAGCGCTGAGCGTATAGCTGATGAATATGAGCCTTTGCCAGAGTTGTGGCGTTCTGCTAGCTCAGTTGCTTTAAGTGGCTCTACAGTCTGAGCCTCAAGCGCCTCTATAGCCTCAACTCGTTTTTGTTGCTCTGCAATACGTTTGGCTTGGAGCTCAGTTTGGCCATCTGGTATTTCTTCCACACCGAGTTCTTCTGCTAACAATTGGCGTTTTTCTTGTTTGGCTTGAAGATTTTTAAGCTTTTGCTTTTCAAGATATTTAATACGGGCCAATTCCTTTGCGTCTTGCTTTGCCTTAATACGCGTGGCCTCTTGTTCTACAAGCTTGGATGTGTCCGGATTAGACATTCCAGGAACTACTGGGCGTGATGGCAGTATATCTGCTAATTTCTGTGCTATTTTATCTGTTTTCATATTCTTGTTGTTTATGCGATATAATCTCTGCTCTTTCTTTTGCTTCAGATTGTGAGAGCATTTGTGCTTTTACGCGATTACTTTCTGGTAAATTTATCATATCATGTTTTTCATACGACCATATATATCCACCGGCTGTTTTTATATGCTCATTACAGCACATGCATATGTTACTTGCACATATTCCTGAGCTTCTTGCGGCTTCGCTTATAGAACTGTATTCTTCTACAAATAACCCTGAATTTATATCGTATTGGTATACAGCTTTAGCTTTTCTACCTCTTGCCCCTTTCTTTAATAGCTCTATATGTAATGCAGCGCTTCTGCCTACATTTTCTATCAACTCATTGTGTAAAGTAAAAGCGTATGGCTTTTCATCATTACTAACTAAAAGCAAAAAATTATATCCATAAGGATAATAGGTCATATTGCTTTTTATCAATTCATATTTATTTTTTAAAAGCTCATATTTGCTATTCTTGAATACGCTTTTTACTTCAACAGTTATATATTCACTATTTACAAGCGACTGTCTTAAATCTACGCTTTCTACTTTCGGGCTAAGTATTCTTTTTACAAGTGATATTAAGCCCTTGCGCACAGTCCAATCTAAAGTATGACAGACAATAACCTTACTATCGTACTCAAATTCTACAATAAATATAGCCCATTCGGCTAAAAGGGAGTCTATGCTCCCAACTAAATCTACCTGTACACCTTCTATGTTTACCATATTATAATTTATTATTATTGTTATAGCTTTATGTCACAAATATAATAAATTACAGCGTTATATAAACATTCTCGCAATTATTTTTTATGTTAAATTCTAGATTGGCAAAAATTTTCTATTCTCGTGGAAATAATTGCATTCTCGCGTAAACAATAAACGATGTAAACTATGATTTCCTTCCTTTTCTGAAAGACTTCTGTCTTGATTTTTTATAGGTTATACCCTTTAATTCTATTATTCTATCTAACAACCCATTCAGAAGATTTATAGTTCTTATTGTTTACTTGTTTATAATATATCTAATCTATTGAAAATCAATCACTTATCGAGAAACAATCGATTGTTTATTTTGTTTCTCTTGTTTACGGCCTTTTTGCGAGAATACCTGAATGACAGATTTTGCGAGAATGATTTGGTGGCAATTTGCGAGAATGATTTGGTGGCAATTTGCGAGAATGATTTGGTGGCAATTTGCGAGAATGATTTGGTGGCAATTTGCGAGAATGATTTGGTGGCAATTTGCGA